TGGATTTAGGAATACCCTCAAACCCATAATAATAACTTCGCACCCAATCATCACCAACCTTCACACGGTCTTCAAAATTTCTAAAGTACATAGTTAATTCTTCTCTAAAAGCAGAATATCGCATTAATTTTGTAACGTTTATTTCAGAACAATATTCTTTATACATCATCCAAGCGCGTTTTAATGTAACGCCGTCTTCGCTTTTAAATATGTCATAATGCGCCGAAATAAAGTTATAGAACTCGTCCGTTTGATACATCATTTGGACCGGCTTATAACCATTATAATAATACTTACCCATTAGCTTATATTTCTGCAAACACTTGTACGCAATATGCCCAAGTTCAAAGTCGATTTGCTCCATTAATACGTGATAGCGTTCTGGCGATATTTTAACACCAGTAGGATGCACGTCGATCAATCGTCTAATTGTTCCAGCTTTTGCATCGGTAATTTGAACCGGCTTATTTGTTCCCATAAATAAGAAAGCGTTAACTCTAGCCGTATAACTAGGTTTATATTTTTCGTTCATTGTCATATCTTCGTGAGACGTAATCGAGTTTAACTTGGCGTTATCTTCAATCCTAGACAAGTCTCCGTCATGCTGAATAGCCACTAACGGATTGCCTTTGAAAACGTCTGTGGAAAATGTAGAACCAGTGCTAGCTAAAGCTCGAGCGTCAAATGTTGTTGTATAACCAGCAAATAACTTTTCAATAATATTTAAAATTGTTGACTTTCCGCTAGCAGGAGGACCATAAAATACCAAAAACTTTTGAATACTTTTTGAGTCTCCAGCTATAATTGCGCCGATTGCCCACTCAATCTTTTCTCGTTCGCTTTCAGAATATAAAGTTTGTATTAGTTCATCCCAGGCACTAGTTTTTCCGGACTCTAATGCATAATTTAACTTTTTACTAACGTAATCGCTTTTTGTAACTTTACTGTTAATAAAAGTTAAATCTGTATCTAACTGATGATAGTTATCGGGGAAGTTTTTTATAAACTTATTTAAAGTTTCCCACATTCTAGTGCTAAAACTTTGTACCGTTAAAACCTCATACGGAATACCATCTTCTATATTTTCTTTTGCGTATCTAAATAAATCAGCGTCTATCAATTGCCGCAAGCGAAATTCGTCCCTTGACCAAATTGCATTGTTTTCGTCCCAAAATGCATAAAAAGACTTACCTTGAACCATTAGGTCTTTAGAACTATCAACTTGCCAATCTGGATACACTTGAACTGTTCCGTCTTTTTTAACTTTCATTAGAATTTTATAAAAGTCCAAATATATCCCCTTTCATCTATAGTAATTGTTTTTAAAATCTTCGTCGTCCAGATACTCAAAGAATTGGTACCATATTTCGACTTTTGTTTGATCTCTTTTAGGTTTGGATAGCGGAAATAATCCGCCGTATCCTTCTGGCTCGTATTCCCTATAAACAAAGCGATTTAAAATATAATCTACTACGTCATAGTCGTAATCACTAGCGTCGTTGCAATCATCTAAGTTTAAATTCTTTAAAAAATGCCAAAACCAAAAATAAGAATCAAACTCGGTATTGAACTCAGCTCGTTTTGAAAAAGCGATTAACATTTCTAAAACTGAGCATCCTGAATATAACCAGTCTGATTCTATTTTGGAATTGCTGTCAGACAAAAAAGATAGGCGGAGTTCAACCCCATCTTCAACGCGATTATCGTCTCCAACAATTAACCAAACATATTCTGTTTGATGTAACTGTTTTAAAAGACGATAATACGTTAAAGATGGAGTTGAAACCGCTAACTTTTTTTGTACTTGGGAAGAGAGCCAGTTGAAATACGAGTGTTCAATAGGCTCTATTCGCATTACTCAGGCCTAAACTTTAAAACACTACTATTTTTCAAATCGATATCGCGAAGAACTTTTTCGTATTGGTTACCCAAAACCTCAACTTCGTAAGACCCGGAATCCCTAAGGATTTCATATTCTCCAGAAAGTCTATCGTTTCGGACGTAAACCACGTTTTGATCATCAGAACCGTGACCAAACATAAGTTCTCCAGTTACCGATTTGTAATTGTATATCGGAACTTCTCGTTCATCCACGAGAATATCATCGCCAGCATAGTAGGTCAAAGTACTTTGCGAGTACTCCGTTTCCTTGGCAAAATATTCGTCTTGATGTATAATATATGGCTTGTCTAGAGATCGCTTAGCAACCTCCGCTTCATAATCCCAATCCATATCTGAATCACTCCTAAAAATACTAACAGGATTTGGCTGTTTTTCAACAACAATATCTTCGGGATTATTTGGCTTACTTGCCGTACTATATGGAACATTATCCACTAATATGACAGATGAATCATACTCAGCATGCTTCAAATCAAGTTCTAACTGATCCGGATCATACTGAAAAGAGCCGACTGGTTCGTCGTACTCTGTTGACTCGTAGATAATATAATCTTTTCGCTTCTGAATATAATAGTGTGTCGCGTAGCCAAAGGCATAGGCCGCAGCCCCGCTAATAAGCAGGACTGAAGCCGAATACCTTTTTTCGCTAAAAGAATTATCTATCATTACTTTCTCCTACCGATTTTGTCGTAAATAACACCATCAACATTAAAGTCTAGCAAAATACTGCGTTCGCTGCCGTTTACAAATCTAGCATTTTGAGCTTCAAATATACCAAAATCGATATAGTTGTCACCTTCATCGCCAATAACCCAGCCGACTACAGCGCCAGCCGTAGAACGCTCAAGTCCTAGCGCGTCATAAGCCTCGTTTAGAAACACGTGACCACGAACCTGTAGGACATGATTTAGATATTGCTGCTGACAAGTCACAAACAAACGATTCATTTCCGGATCTTTCGTCCACTCACTCGAAGCTTCGTCGAAGAATCGAGCATATGGAGAAAACTTATTCGGATCTGCCAATTTGTTTTTTACAACTTCTTTGGACCGAGTATTATCTTCTTTAACAGCATGATATATGTCCAGTTCGGTTTCTTCGCCATACTTTTCTCGAACGCGGATTCGATACTCATCGTAAGCTTTCTGCAAAGTCACATAAGCCGCAGTCAAAGCTTTATTTCGCTTTGTAAGCTCGACATGCGAACCGGTCAAAGCCGCAATAGAAAGACCCATAACAAAAGCTGATGGTCCGTAAGCTTTCGTTACTAAAAGCGCATTTCTAGCGTAAACGTGAGCTAGATCTCGATTACGATCTGACTCCGGACTATGCGCTTTAACGTCGCTTACTTCGTCTTTAAACGTTTCATAAGATCCGCTAAGCTTCAAAGTGGCTTTACATGCAAGAACAGTTCCCGCTAAAACGCCAGCAACGCCAACGCCAAATGCAATATGCGGGGAATTCTTCTTTAAAATCAAACTTTGCCTATAAATCTTTTTGGATAAATTACTATTTACTTTTTCCATAAGTTTCATTTTATATCGCTTCCATTGGTGGTAGTTGCAGTAAATAACCTTCGCGGACCTGCGTCACAAGACCGTTATTTAGAAATGTCCAGCCCCATTTGTTATCTGTGTGCGACGACGGCAAGCCAACAAGATCGTACAGATCTGCTAGCGATACGACTTCGTACATGTCAACAATATCGATTAGACGCTCTAAAACCAGCTCGGCTTCCTCTCGTGAAGATAAGATAATATCGCACGATTGCTGCCTTGTTTCGGCTCGAAGTGGCTTTGTTGTTCTCTGACCAGGCATAAACGGTCGATCTCGCTCATAAGGATCGACACCACGGTTTACAGGGCGATTATACTGAATTCGATTCGAATATTCCGGAGGACGACGAGTTTGAGTTCGTCTAGACTCTCCGTAAACAATCGTTTCGATGCCTTTAGTTGTGGCGTCTACTAGTAAATTTCGAGCGGCAGGTAAAAGAACATCCGCCAGTATATAGCGGAAAGCTCCTTTAAACTCCCCTCCGAAAAATACAGATTTGAATTTGCTACCGGTCGACTTCTTTTTCGTCAAAACCTGACCAGTAACAACTTTCTCAATCTTCTTTTCGGGTACCTGCTTTTTTGCCGTTTCTTTGTTATTGCTGTTACTGGGGTATTCCATTTTTATTGTCCTTTAAGCTCTTTTTGTGCGGCCTGGGCCATATCCTTAGGCATAATACCGAGCATGAACTCAGCCGCCAAAGCGTCATTTGTCGCAAGGTCCATAAACAAAATATCATAAGCGGCTGTCTGCGAAAACTCTTCCCGCAAAGCATCGCTTTTAATAAATCGCTTACCATCATCGCTCTTAATACCATAAGACAACAATATCAGCTTTTGAAACTCAGCAATAAGCGCTTTACCATCTTCAGCTTCAATTATTTTTTGAATGGCGCTATTCAAACCGTTTTCGTAACTAGCGTCAAGATTCAAAATTTCACTTTTAGTGAGATTAAAGTAGTAAGTATCCGTTACCAAATCCCCATTAAAGTTTTCGTAGGTGATTTCTCGTTTTAACATTTATTCTTCCTTTTCTTTTTTTGAAAAGATAAAACCCTAGTTTCCTAAGATTTTATCCTTGTGTGTTTATCGCTTGAAATACTTGGGGGCAAGTTTGTTGTACGTCTTTGTAACAATTTGCTCCGTGAGGATCTGTGCCACCAGCACTAGAACACCACGCTGCAACTTATGCTGCACTGACGTCAGGTCAATTCCCTTATCCATATTTTCTCCTTTTGTTTATAACACTCTATTATAGGCATTGTTTAATGTGCGAGTTTAAACAGTTCTAATGTAATTATAGTTAAAAACTAAACAGGGTTTTCCATCTGGAGTTATTGTTGTAGAAAACTCTAGTTCTAATAAGCGGCCAGAATCCCAACCCAAATCGCTAGAAACTTTAGTATCTGGTATATTTAAAAGATAATAAAGATCGCTTAGGGTCGCTGAATCGTGATTATTAAGTTTAGAATTTATCTGATTCTCAGCTTTTCGTAAACTTTCCATATCGCTATTAAAATATCGTCCAGTGTATCCTTCACAGCAAAGAACCGTACCATTTCCGGTTACGATCACCTGCCGTGAGTTAGGATCGTTTTCTGTAACTCGACTTTGCGCCATTTTGTCGCGTATTTCTTGCTCTTTTTTAGGCCCTATTTGCTCTATGACTTTATCTTTGTATTCATTAAATACACGCTCGGATAAAGCAAAAGCCGCTTGCGCCGCTGCCGTTTTTCTACTGCTAACTTTCTGCGCGCCCAGCACACATGTAACTGTTGCTGAACCGGAAAGAATAGCTGGTATATAGTTTCTCCACACAAGTTTTGCCGATTCTTTAAAATCTAAAACCTCATCTGGATATCGCATATAAAACTCATCTAAGTCTCTGGCTGATTGAAACGAAGCTTTTGCCGATAAATAAGCTGTAGTTACAACGCCGGTAATACCAAAAGATGTTAATATGTTTTGTGAGTTTTTATGCAATAAGCTTTGTGTTTTAACAACAAATTTGTTAAAGTTCATTCGTCTCCCTAATAATTAACGATTTCTAAGTTCTCGGCAAAAAATCCAAATCAACCAAAGACCTGCCGTTATTCCAGTCATAAAAATATCAACAATAAAATTGATAAAACTGTATTTTGTTTTTTTAGTCATAATTCTCCTCTATAAATGCAAAAAAAGAAAGACTGGCTTAACGCCATAGACCAAATCAAATCGTGAAATTTAATTTTATCCCTTTCTATCATAGGCGTTGTAAATTTAGCGAGTATTTTTAAAAATCTCATCCCAACAATTAGAATGAATACCGGTTACTAAAATTTCAATTTGATTAGCATTTAGCCAAGTAAATACTTCTTGAACCATTTTTTTCTTACTGCCATTTTTACCGGACCAGGCTTCATAATCTTTTCTGTTTAATAAAATATCATTACGAACACCGCATTCAATACAAAGATTGCTTATTGCTGTAAGTGGAAGACTTGACGAAAGTTTACCATTTTCATCTTTGTAAATATAACTTGGGTCTCTAAAATCGTGATACATTTAATATTTTCCTTTCGAAAAAGAAAAGAGCCCTTGTTTAAGGGGCTCAATCCTTTTGTGTCTCAGACGGTCTTGTTCCGGCTGAAAAACCCGCGAATCTTATCTCGCATGACAACGACACCGCCAATGGCCAATCCGGCCAGTGCGATAGCGATCATCTTGTTCGAGTATTCGTTCTGGTTTTCGTTCTCCATTACATTCTCCTTTGTTGTGATTGACACTTCATTATAGGCCATGTAGATTCTGCGAGTTTCTTAAAAAAGTACCCCAAAAAGGTCCCCCGGGCTATTTTTTTAGCCTAAAAAACGCTATTTTGTCTAAAAGGCCTTTATTTTGCGTTCTAAGCGGCGATCGTCATTTTTGGCCACATCCATACATTTTATTAAATATAATCGATCCTAGGGCATTTTAAAGCATAGTTTTTTTTTAAAAATGAAAAAAAAATAGCATTTGTAAAAAAGAAATCGTATTATTCATACAATTTCCTTTTAGGTATCACCAGCTTACTGGTCCAACCCCTGTTTTTTCTGCTTCCTTCAAAATATTGATTAATACTGCCTTAATTTTACGCATTTCTCTATCTCCTTGTTAAAGTAGCTTTCTATTATATGCGTTGCAGATTCCGCGAATCGAAAAAGAAATAGGGGTTGTAAAAGACTTATACAGTCTAATACAACCCCTATTTCTTTATCTTACTTACTAATGTCCTTTGGGCTTCAGTGTGAAGCTAAACGCCTTAGTGGTAAAGATGTGTTTCTGCTCGTAAGCAATGACGATCAGAATTCCGAGCAAGTTACCGACAACAATCGCGTATGTATCATGGGTGACGCGCAGTTTTTTGTTTTCTGCTTTAATGCGCGACAACCGTTCTACATGATCGATCATTTTTTGGTACTCTTCTGAATCCGGACCGGCAATGGTCATTTCTTCAAAAACAGCATCGATAGCCACGTCCAGTTGATTTTTCTTCTTCTTGAACAAAGTTACCTCTTTCAGTAGTTTCCTACTATAGGCGTTGTATAAAATGCGATATTAATTACTTAACTTTAAATACAACATTATTCTTATTTAGTAATTCGTTAGGATCGACGTGTAACTCTAAAGTAAATAACTTAGTTCCGTCTTCACGGTTTGTGACGATAAGTTCTCCATCACTTGAAGAGTTGTACGATTTTGTACTGATTCCTAATATAACACCGAAAAACGTAGTTAATAAAGCAATAGTTCCTATTACTACTTCTGCTGACGGTAAGAAATCAAATGTTTGCGTTAACCCAAAATATAATGAACTAAATGCGGGCATAACAATTTGAACGCACCATTTTAAAAACTTATATGATTTATCAGAAAGTAGCGATGTCGGGATTGTTTCGTTCATTTTTCTCCTACCATGTATTTATTTGTTAAAATCGGCAATTTTTCGACTTCTTCCATAATTCTATCCACAGTTCCATTACCACCCATCTTTTTATATGGTACGTACAGAAACTTGTGTAAGTCTTCGTAGGCTTCTCGCGATATACCACCTTCGTCAATATACCGTAAACCTAGATGAATTATTCGATCGTGTGCCAATCCTAATAATAACTTTGAAGAAGAGCTAGTTTTATCTCGCCTAGCTAATAAGTAGGTCCAAAACCCGGAAGAAGCGGCAAAAGTTGTAATTACACCAAATAAGGCGGCTTGAAAAGCTGTCACATTAACTCCTTAAATTCCCGATAAAGTTGGATATCCAACTTCTCCGTTTTCGTCTTCTATCTCTACAAATTCAATAACTCGTCGTTTTTCTATAACGCCATAGTTACCGGAAATAGACACAATATCGCCGATATCGTAATCTTCTCTATATTTGTAGTTTGTAGCTTTTGAAATATCGACACTGCTGATGTTCACAGCGTTTTGTGTAGATAGTGATTCAAAACCTCTAGTTGCTAATTGTTCAACTAATACTAAAAGCTCAGCCGTAGTCGGTAATTCAGTGTATGCATTGTCTAAGTCTGATGCATCAACTAACATAAATCTTATGTCGTATGGGTTTAGCGTGTTGTCATCATAAACCACAACTTCAAGATAGTTACTTTGAACTAAAGCTGCATTCTTTAAAGATTTTAAACTAAATAAATAATTAGCACTTTCTAATTCGCCAAGATTCCATGAAAATATAACATCATTACTATGATCATTACCTTTGTGCACGTACAGAGACGTGTGAGCACTAGAATATGATGTTATTGCTCCATAGGGATTTTTGCGAACAACTCTGATACCAAGATCGTCTAACGATAATAAATCCTGAACGGCTTGCGATACTGTTTGTCTTTTTATAACTCGTTCTACTTCTATAGAAGATATATTTTCAGAGTGTGCATAAATTTCGTCGTTTAAATCTATGTGATCGTTTATCAATTGCATTATTTGATTGTCGAGTTTTTCAACGGCTAAAGTGTATTGTGTAAATGGAACGGTTGGTGTTGTTATAGCAATATTTAAACCAACAATTCGATTTTCCAAATAACTGTCTAAACTACGTCCAGTAATTGTAATAACCGGATCCAAATCAGCAGACTCAACAATTTCGTGATTTTCTACAATACAAGCATCATATGTTCGTGCGTGTGATATAATCGAACCAAGGGGCAATAAATTCTGAAGCCCAGAACTAAGTTTTGCTTTTAGCGTAAACTCCCCGGGGCTTTTATACCGTTCGATCCACATAATGCTATCGTAATTTAGTATCGGAACGCCAGAACTTAAATTCGTAGCGCTCGAATCTGTGAACTTAAAAAGATCCATTTTTACAAACCCCAATACGCAGGATAATAAGAAACATAGACCCAATCAAATTTTGTGTGATCATAAAACTCAAATTCGTTTGACCCAGGAAATACAAGCGGCCAAGTTGAATCCGTCGAAATTTTGTCCATAAGTGGAATAGTCGTTGATCCCCGTAAAACAGAAACGTTTCTAGAATTGTACTCACTTGAAATGGTTAGTACATCTCCAGTTAAAAACCCTCCTTGCGGAGTAACAACAAAATCCCAAGACTCATTAGACAAGTCATCAGTAATCTTAAAATAGCTCGAAGCCGCCGTGTATTCAATACTAAATGTCATTCCATGCGGAGCCGTTGAAATACTATCAGAAACGTATATGTGATTTGTCGTCCCTAAAATATCAGCATCTATTTGAACGGGGTTATAACCACGTAACATAAAGTCGTCGCAGTTTATTGTAATCTGTACTTCGGGGACTTTTGAGAAATATGGAACCTCAAACTTTGTAAAATAACCAGAAATTTGAGCAACCGCCGCGCCGCCGGACCTGAATAAAATATTAATAAGTCCGGTACGGCTCGACGATATACTTCTATAAATCTCATCTCTAATTTCTGAAAAGTCTTCATTGATGGAGTAGTTCGGGTTTAAAACAATTCGAAATACTATTTCTCGCTTCTTCAAGCTAAAGTTGTAGAATTTAGAATTTGAGTTAGACGCGAATGAATAAAATTTACGAATTACTTCATCCGCATCCAACCCAAATATAGACTTAACCAAATACTTATCGCTTGAGGAAACATCACTCATACCAAAGTTTATAATGTTAGCATTTTCTGAAGATAATTCTACTCCTGTAACTTTCATGAGATACTTAACTCCTCTTTTGCTAATGTTATTTGATTTCTGGTTTGACGATAGATGTCCGCAGTGGACAACTGCGTCGGTGAATAGATGTTTTGCTCGAAAGTAACTTCCGTGTTACCGGTTTGCGTTGTAACGGTATCGTTAGTCGGCACTTCAGTATTGGCGATTGTCTGTGCTTGTTTAAATGTCAGCGTCGAACTAATTCCATCCGAAACATTAACTAAATCGCTAATGCTTTTTGCTCCCATTTTGACGTTTGTAAGGTCTAATACTGGAGTGATTGTTGGATTAAATTCGGTACTAACTGCCAAACCATCGCTTAACGTACTTAAAGTATTCTGCATGCTTGTTATTGTTCGATTAGCTAAACGCTCAGAGTTTTTCTCCGCAGGTCTTGTATCCTGCATACCAACAGCTAGACCAGCGACTAAGTTTTCGCCCATGTCTCTGAATACTCTTGATGGGGACCAGATTTTAAACACGTTTAAAGCACCGCCAATAATGTCAGTACCAACGTCCCACATGGCTTTAACTCCGTCTTTAGCTTTTCCGGCTAAACCAAAAGTCATACCGTTTATTATGGCCCCCGCCATCTTAAAGCCAGCGTCGCGGAAACCTTTAGCGTTTTTATCAATGGCATCGGCAAGGTCATCGATAAACTGAACTATTATTTGCATGGACTCGTCAGCAAACCTAAGAGACCCAGATGCTATACCGTTAATGAATGCGATCGCAAGGTCGATACCACGATCAATAATTCGCTGAATGTTTTTACCGACTTCTGTTATAAATGCGTTAACCAATTTCCAAACCGCATCGCCAAGTTCCGGTATTTTATCTGTAATTCCTTGTATAAAGCTAGTCAAGAAATCAAAGCCAGCATCAATAACCAACTGTAAATTCTTGGAAAGTTCGTCCAGGAACGTCGCGATAAGCGTAGCAACCGTTTCTGTAATCTTAATTAAATTGTTAGTTATACCAATTAAGAAGTCGACTAATAACTGCGTTCCAGCTTTAGCAATGTCTTCCGCCAAATCAGCAACACCAGTTATAAACGCCCCAACGACTTTACCAACGCCTTCAATTAGTACGTGAATATTATCGACAATTCCGCGTATAAACTCTTTAAGCAGGTTTAATCCAGCAGCAACAATTTCAGGAATTTTTGTTGCCAAAGCATTTAAGAATGCAATAATTAAATCGGCAACGGCTTTAACCAGATCTTGAACATTATCGACCAATCCGCTAATAAAGCCAGTTAATAATCTATAACCAGCCATAAGAACGTCAACGCCCTTTTCGTCAACCACCTCAATAATCGTACTTATTAATTCTATAATAAGTTCTTTAAATTTAGGTAGCAACTCAATTAACGTGTCGATTAAATGCCCAATAATAACACCTAACTGAACAACTATAACAGGTAATGCTTCTAATACAATATCAACTATTTCTAATAACGCAATAGCTAGTGCTTTTGCTAAAATCGGAATTCGCTCTAATAGATTATCTAATAGGGCAATAAACCAATCAATACCCTGTTGGCCCATATCAACTAATACTTTAATACCTCGAGCTAGCGCATTAACGCCCAAACCAAAGACACCAACAGCAACACCTATTAGTAATAGGGCTGCTCCAAGTGAAAGTATTGCGCCGATTGTTGGTTGAATTAAAGTCGCTGATATTGCAATAACAGCAAATGTTGCGGCAATACCAATTAATCCCTTAATTATTTCACTCCAACTAAGATTACCAATAGTACTTAATGCATCCGCAATTAAAAGTAATGCTACTGACATAACTGTCATTGCTATGGCTCCGCCTATTGCGCCTTGCATAGCGTGAGCAGCAATAGTTAAGAATAACAAAGCACCCGCGATAGCAACCAAACCCTTAGCTAATTCGTTCCAAGAAAGGTTTGCAATTTCTTTAAGCGCTAACGCAATAATTACTAATGCACCGCTTACAACGATTAAACCAGCTGCGGTAATTAACATATTTGTTGGCATTAAGTGCATTGCTACAGCTATAATCGTTAAACCTAAAGCAACAGCGCCAAATCCCTTTGCCATTTCATTCCATGACATTTTGCTAAATACCGTAACGGCAATAGCAAGAATATTCAAAGCGCCAGCGACTAATATTAATCCGGCTGCTTTACTAAATGAATCAGATGGCATAAGTTGAAGCGCAGTTGATATAACTGTTAAACCAATTGTTACACCCAAAAGACCTTTTGCCATTTCGCCAAGGTCCATTAAAGAGAATAGTTTAACTGCGGCTGCTAAAATATTTAAGGCAATACCAACACCAATTAAGCCAATACCGGCTCTAATTAAACCAGATGTGTTTCCAGAAAGTTGTTTTGCTACGAACACTAGAGTTTCGGTTATTAAAGTTATTGCGATTAAACCTTTAGCCAAATCACCAACGCTTAAACCGGACAACGTCTTTACAGCAAACGCCATAAGTAAAACTGCACCGGATAAAGCAATTAAACCACTGCTAGCAATGGTAAACGAAGCCGCAGATTTAGGTCCAGATATCTTTGATAATATGCTGAAAGAAACCATAAGTTGACCAAGACCAACCGCAACAGCTGTTAAAGCTTTTGTCAATGAAGCCGAATCTATACTAGCAAGAAGTAATAACGAAACTGCTAAAATACCGATTGCCGCAGCTATCTTAAGTAACGCATTAGCCTTTAAGTCCATTTGCATCGCTTTAAGCGTTCCGGTAACTTCGTCCAGAGACTCTCGAACCTGATTAAATAACCCGCCAGCAAGGTCAACGTTTACACCCTTAGCAAGAAATGCTAATAATCCGCCAATACTTGCCACAATGGCTAAGTTTACTCCGTCCAGAACCTTACTAAAGTCTCCTGGTTCGGCTGCGTCGCCCATTTTACCGAACAGTTCTTTAAACCAGTTTATAATATAACCGGCAAAAGTGCTGAGGGCTTCTATGATTGGATCAAAAGCATCGGTTAAACTCTTAAGCCGTTCAAATCCAGTATACAGCATAGCAAAGAATGGTGTTACATCGCCCAAACTAAATATAGCATCTCGAACTTTTAATAAAAAGTCAACAACACCACTAGGTAAGTTACCAAGACTTTCAGTACCAGTTGAAATAATATTAAATGCTTCAACAACTGCGTCTTTTAATTTAGTTAATTCCCCAACTGGGTCTTTTGCAAATCGAATAATTGAATCGGTAATAACATCAAATACTTTTGCTATTATTTGACCGTCTACTAGTATTTTATTCAGTTTAACGAAATCGTCAGCTAGTCCTTTTATAAAATCTAAAAGTTTAGAAGAACCTTCTGATTTTCCTAACTCCACAAATAAGCGCTTAAATGAAGAAGCTGCTTCTCTTACTATTGTGAATCCGATTTCAAGTATAGAAAATACGCCTTCGAAAATGTTTCCTATATTTCGTAGCGTTTCCTGTGACGGTATTAAATTCTTAGTAAAGTCTTCAAATGCCCAGGATAATTTTGTTAATTGCACTGCGGTTAACGGCGGGAAAACACGGGCAAATGCTGCTTGTAGTCTATTTATAACCTGTGACAAAGCTGTAGCAGCATTCATTACGCCATTTATAACGGCTTTTCTACCGCCAAAGCTAGCCCAGTCCGTTAGTAATTCATTTCTAGCATCAGCCGATCTTCCGACCATTCCGCTAAACGATGCACTAATCGTGCTGAATAACTCAGTTGCTTGCTCGAAGTCACCAAGAATAATTCTAAATGACTGAGACCAACCAGATGCAACGGATTCTCTAGCAACGTCAATCAACTGTGTAAATGTTCTGACTTTTGTTGCGGCTTCAACCGCTACGCCACCCATTTCAACAATTTGATTGGCTTGCTTTTCGGTATATCCAATTGCCAGTAATTGTTCTTTTGATAATTCGCCGGTAAAGTTTCTAAGTGTCTGCGTTAAAACTTCAGATGTAATCCATCCCTTTTCTAAAGATCCTCGGAATGTGTTACCAGCTTTTGTCCAATCGTCAAATGTTTGATCAATGGGGACATTGCTAATTGTACCTAAAGTTTTTCCAGTTTCAAATAAAGCTTCCTGGAAAACTTTACCACCCATACCAGCATTTACAACTGAGTTCCAGTCCATCAACTTTAATGAGCCGGTCGATATTGCCTGCGATAACTGATACATCGCATTAGCCGCTTGTTCCGAACTTGATCCGGAAACAGCCGCTAAGTTTGCAATACCTTTAATCGATCCGACAGCTGTATCAAGTTTAACACCTGCAGCCGTGAACGTACCGATATTCTTAGTCATTTCACTGAAGTTATAAATAGTTTGGTCTGAGTATTGGTTCAATATGTCTAATGCATTATTGACTTGCTCCAGTGTTGCGCCTTCAGACCTGGTGTTTGCCATGATTGTCTGAATCGAGCGCATATTTGTTTCATACTCTCGAAAACCTGTAATAACTTGGTCAAGGCTAAGAGACTTGCCCAAAGCTATACCAGCGTCCACCGCTTTATTGGCGACATTCACCAATGCAGTTATTCCAACAATTGAGAATACGTTAAACTTACTTGTGATACCGTCAAGTGCTGAACTTATTCCGCCAAAGTTTACTTCTTTAGCTGCCGCATCAACATTTTTTAAACCTTGCGTACCTTCGGCTAACTTAAGGCTAGCGTCTAATTTTTCTATACTTTTTATTGTAGAGTCAATCTTTGTTTGAAATGCAGCATTATCGAACTTCATTTCAACAACTCTATTATCTATACTAGCCATAATTCACCTTCTTTCACTTTTTAGTAATATTCTGCCAAACGTTTGACTCAATCTTATCAAAAATAGGCCGAATAGCCGGATTAATATAATCATAACCGGCAACATATCCACCTGTTCCAGTGGCGTGACCATACTGTAAAAGTATTGCCACATTTGTGCCATCAACAACATTATCGTTAGTCCAAATAATGGTTGTTGTCTTTTTATCTAATATGATTTTATAACTCCATGACTTTGCCGTCTCTCCGGTTTCTATTGGAGTGGCTTGCTCTAGAGCTCTAACGCCTTCGAGAGCGTATGGTTTTAATTGACCGTAAATTTCGCTGTCTCGATTCTGCACCCTTTTCAAAAAATTCATAAGGTATGTAAAATCGCCTTTTTGTCTAACGGATATCATAAAAACTACCGAACATCTAAAGACGGAAACGCGGCAATTGCTTCTAAAACGGCTTTGGGAAGTTTGTCTCCACAAACATAACGTATGTGCCAAGCTTCAGCGTTAGGTCCTTCTCGAACTTCCCAAGAAAAACCATACTTTAAAGCATTGCTCGTTAAAAATCCATCGCCTAAAAGCCACTCTAAACGCTTTCCTGATGCATCAGCAACATCAACGGCTAAACCGAGTCCATGGTTAGATGTTCCCGGAGTAGCCGAAGGTGCTTTTCCTTTTTTCAAATACCAAGTTTTACCCTGGTATGTCCGAGTCACTTGCGGCGTGCGCCCAGTTGGCGTTAATTGATAACGATCTTTAAACATTTCTTCTTGCCTGGCCAAATTTCTATAAGCACCAACTTGTCTTAATTCTATACCGTTAAAATAAGCATCTAACTGCATGGCATTCCAAGCAGTCGCCGCTAAACTATGCATCTTACCCGTTGGTGATTTAATATCACGAAGCAAAGTTAAATCTAGTGCTCCGTTTTTTGCGTTTTTTAAGTCCGCGGGCATAATAATTGGTAACACTGGATACTTTGTCATCTAAACTCCTTAGTTTTAAAGTGTTTTACTACCATTTTGACTGGTTAGGTATAGTTTAAAGTTATAAGACCGGAAAAGTCTCGCAATCCGAGTAGGAAACCCGGAGCATTACTGTGGTATGTTAAACCAAACCCTTGACCGCTTCCGTCTTGCAGTTTTGTCAATGCCGTATAGTCTAAGTTGACATAAGCCGAGGCACTATTACCGCTTAAGTATTGCTCTAGGACGGTACCAGTAAATGTCGCAGCACTAGATCCTTTAACGCCAAGGTTATGGGTTTGCAAGAAGAAAGTTCCGGTATTACCTCGGTTAGAATCGGTCGAGGCTGCTCGCTTTATAAATAGTGTACCGGAGTTTGCATTCCAGCCACGACACTGGGTTTGAATGGTGTTTGTTCCATAGAACCAGCAACCATATGCTCGACTTCCAGAATAACCGACAATACCTTCGACTGTTGCGTTAAGCCAGTCGGTATTACCGATGTTTCTAGAATCGGCAGCGGTTGGGAAGAAGTAATACGTGCCAAGTGGCTTTGTATTATAAAAAGTTGATGCTTTTCCAACTTGATCTCCGTAAACAGTATTACCAGCATTGTCTGTTGCTGCAATCCAATAGTAAACTTGATAATGTTTACCACTTGGAGTATTTCTACGAGCAGTAGGAATTGACATCGTTGTGCTGTTTCCGGAAACTGATATCGGGGTTGAAGCGTACGTATTTTCATAGATATTATCTGTGACATTATAGAATGCTTGATATAATGTTGCGGAAGAAACGCCACTTGCATCGTCTGTTATATCGCTCCAAGATATTGTATCACTTGATCCACCAGGAGTAATTGACGGAATGGGAACGGTAGGCGCAGTATTATCATACTGATAAACTTGTTGCCAAGTTCCAGAAACATTAGCATAAGCATTTTTAACGCCATGCCATGTTCCGCTTACATTAACGTGCGGTCTATCTGCGCCAGTAAGTTCGACCCATGTTCCGTTAACGTTTACGTATATCGGCATATCAGTACCTCAACCAAACATCTCCGTCAGCACCACCGCTTGGCGCTGATGTTGAAATTGTAATTTGATGTTGCGATGTAGAACCGTTTTTATAATATACGCCACTTATTTTGCTGGCGGCTATTCCAGTTGCGACTTTTGCATTTGTTACAGCACCAGTTCCAATTTTAGCTTCAACGACTGCTCCGGATCCTATTTTATCTGAAGTTACGGCTCCAGTACCAAGTTTGTTTTCAGTTATTGCCGACGATCCAACTTTGTCTGCCGTCACAGCACCGGTTCCAATTTTACTTTCGGTAACCGCCCCACTTGCGATTTTAATTTCAGTAACTGCCCCGGTTCCAATTTTAATCGCGGTTACAGCGCCAGTTGCCAATTGTGCTTCGGTAATTGCGCCAGCAGCATGCGCGGCTGCAATCGCTGCTTCTAATTCAGCTTGAGTTACTTCGCCAACAGGACCTTGGGGGCCTTCTGGTCCGATAACACTTCCAGCATTAATCGTAGTGTTATCATGTTTTGTTAAAATTAAATCGCCATTTACATCAACGGTTCCGCTAACAATTGAAGCGGCTTCAATTGCCGCCATTCTTGACGCTGTAAAAACTGTTACTGTTGCCATCAGAGATCCTCCTCATTTTTATTTGAACTACTAATGGTATAAGTTGTTCCGTTTAAATACACAATATCGTCGGATTCAATTGTGTATTCAGTTTCTGAAATTTCATTTATGATTCCGTCTCTAGCTGAAATAGCCGACCAAGTTCCATCTCCATTGTCAACGATTATTAATCTATCCCACTTTCTAATAAATGTGGTTAAAGATTTCATTGACGGTAGCGATGGTTCTCTTTCATCATCTCCATATAAAATATCTTCGATATCTAATAATAACCAAGGGTCTATTTTTCTACTGTCAATTATTAAATGCGAAGATGGCCTATGACCTTCTATAATTTCTGGAATACTAGTAACATCCCAAGAAAATTCATCTGGAATGGAATTTAAAGATAAAGTTTTTCGCACTTTATCTGCGGGTGTAGCAGTTAAGTTATAA